ATCATACTGATCCTTAAGTTCATCAAGTGGCTCAACTGTAAAGGCAATAAAGGTATTAGGAATTGTTACACCCTTTGAAGCCTTGCTGTACATCATCCAAGGCATAAGACCAATTTGACCTTGCTGCATTGGAACAAGAATTGCAGGATCCTTTAACGTCCACGATGTGTCATTTTCAACAAACCTTGATAAAATCTCTTCACCTGAATTAAGTCTAAATATTTTTACATTACTCATATTGGTATCCTTTGTATAATATAATTATATCACTTCTAATAATAATAGCAAGCAATAATAACATGAAATCATTTAAACAATATTTGGCTGAAGGTAATGAAATTGTTCAATGTGATATTAATGGAATATGCAAGGTTATTAAAGGATATGAGTCTGCTGGAAATGAAGATAAAATTTTAGGTGTATATAAAGATAGTAAAAAATTAGATACTATTGGTCACGGACATTTGGTAACACCACAATCAGAAGAAATTTTTAAAGAAGTGTTTCCAGAAGAACATAAAAAAGATCCAAATTTTGGATCTAATGTTTTGCGTAAAGGTGGAAGAATAACACCAGAACAGGCTGATGCTTTAATGTTAAGGGATGTAACAAAACGGTTACCAACAGTTAAAAAACTTGTTCCAAAGTTTGAAACATATTCTCCAGAATTACAAGCACATCTTGCATCAGAAGATTTTAGAGGTATGTTGCGTAAATCACCAAAGGCAGTAAAATATTTAAATGCAGGTCAATATGCTGAAGCAGGTAAAGAATTTTTAGATGCAGATGATTATAGAAATTCTGTAAAAGAAAAAACTGGTATTGCTGCAAGAATGAAAGCATTATCGGATGCTATGGTGTCTGAACCAACTCGTCAGAAGAAACCTGCGAAGTAAACCACTTCGGTGCGTTACCAAGTTTCCACTTAGCAAATCTAGCTTTCTCTCCAAGATAATATGCACGGTATGCAGCTACTCCATCAACATTCTTATACTGTTCTGGCATTGCTTGTGCAAAGTCAGTACAAATAGTATTTGGAAGATTGCTTGGTGAGTTGTGTTTAAACCAATGTGCCATACTAGTAGACTTATGAATCTTTGAATATCTATTAGTATATTCTTCTGTTAATTCAAATGTATGATTGGCTAACCAATAATAATTGGACTTAGATGCTCGTGCCCAAATAGTACATGGATGATTATGAAAACATGGCTTGTATAACGTAGGCTTATTGTCTTGTATTACATCTAAAGAATGAACTGTTGAAAGCATTTGACAACCTTCAAGAATCATTTTTACAACATGCTTATCACACATCATCTGTGCGGCAACATAAGGGTCTTTATCTAAAACAAAAATGTTCATATTTCATGCTCCTCAAAAATGTTATTGATTGTACGGTTAACCTTTACCAAGGTACCATTGGAGTATAGAGAAGGCAAATCAAAAGCACCAACATAAGAACAAGCCGAGCGCAAACCACCAAGAATTTCTTGTATCGTATTGTATACAGGTCCACGGTAAGGAACCTCCACTGTGCGTCCCTCTGACGCACGATATGTGGATAGACCACCATTGTATTTGTCATTTGCAGTTTTGCTGCTCATTCCATAATGCAACATTGTGAGCTGTCCATGCTCTTTATGACGAATTTCACCACCACACTCATCGTGCCCTGCAAACATTCCACCAACCATAACAAATGCTGCACCGGCAACGAATGCTTTTGCAATATCTCCGGAGTGAACTATTCCACCATCAGCAACGATCCCAATATCTAATGCTGCCGCGGTTTCTGCACACTCTACTACTGCGGACAACTGGGGGTATCCCACTCCCGCTATTTTCCGTGTCAGACACATTGACCCGGCTCCGATTCCTATTTTCACTAAGTCTGCACCAGCAAGCGACAAGGCTTCCACTCCTTCTGGTGTCACCACATTCCCTGCTACAATTATCGACGTTGGAAATTTCTCTCTTACCTTTCTAACAAAAGAATGAAACTCTTTCATATAACCATTTGCTACATCTAAGCAAATAAACGTTGGATCATTTGTGATCGGTGTATCGAGCCACAATTTACTTTGTGCATCTAGTCCTAGACTAAGTGCAACATTATGTTCTTTATCGGCATATTGTTTCACAAAGGAATCATAATAATCAAAACCTTTTTTAAGACAAGTTACCATGTTATATTTGGAAAGAGCAAGTGCCATCTCATGTGTACCAATGGTAGACATGTTAGCAGCCATGATGGGCGTACCTTTCCAATATCTACCACATTTAAAATTTGTGAAAACGTCTAAACTTACATCGTTTCTAGATTTTACATCAGAAATTTGAGGAACAATCAAAACATCAGAGTAATCAAGTTTTGGTTCGTAATTAATAGTCATCTGCGTTAGTATAACACGCACACAATATATGTCAATTATTTATTTGAGTCTTCTATACGAATTACTGCATCTCGAAGGCTTAACATCTTCTGTGCTAATTCTTTAGATGATATTTTTTCTTTTAAATATTTTTCGTAACTGGAGACAATAATCTTTGACTCACGAAAGAGTATTGCATACAGATGATCAATACGTTTTTGTTCTTCAGTCGTCATAATATTATTATTTATTCTAATCCAGTTGTGTCATCACGAATAAATTTAATAACTGATGACATATAGAAAGATCGCCATGCTTGAATGTTTATATCCCATACAACTACACGATCTCCTTTTTGTGGAGAAAAGAAATTTTGTCTTGTATTTGATTGAGATGTGGGAATACTATTTTGTTCTAGTGTGCAGTTTAAACGTCTAGACGCACCATTAGATTTTTTGTTAAAATACACAGTGCATATACCTGTCAAATTTTCCATTATAACTTCTTGTGTGGAAATATGATCTGTTTTGTATGAAGTATCTTTTGTAATAACAGTAACATCCATGATATAATCCGTCATAGGATCATACACATTGATATTTTGATTAATTTTATTTTGAGTAAGATAATTTTCATACGACCCGTATGTACGTGTTATAAACTGTCTGTATGCAAGATCATCGTTTTCCAATGATGCATATGTTTCTTTTTGTAGATCAGAACCTCTGTACAAACTTTGTAACTTACTTGCATTATTGTTAGAATTTAATAGCTGATTAAGAATTTGATCATTAAAACTTAATTCATTCTCTTCTGCCATTAGAACTCCAGTATGTAATTTTGGTTATCGCTAACCACATTTTTGACTGTTAATTTTGTAGTTTGTATGTATCCCATAACTGCCTGCATATACGGAGGAGGAATCAGTACAAAAATTTGTGCAAACGGTTCTTTCTTTTTGACAGCAATTTTACAGATTAACTCAGATAAAGTTTTTGGACCATTGTCTTCCATGGTCAGGGTATAGAAAGTTTTAAGCAATTTGCTCTTTTCAAGAATCATATTATTATTTATTTGACTCTTAAAGTTCAGTTGATATACTTACAGAAACTTTAAGTTGTTAGAGGGACTAAGTTCTCTAGAGAACTATAAAGTAAACTATAAAAGAATATATAAAAGAATATCTTAAGTAACTTTAAAGTACTAGTACTATAGAGTCTCTTAGAGTATATTAACTAAATCGAGTAGTTGTTGGTATAAAATTATTCAAGAGTTGATCTCGAATATTTGGAGCCTGTCTCATGTTATCTGGAACTTGAGTAGGACTCATATGAATATTACTATCTTCTTGAATCATTAATAGTGGACTTGGACGATTTTTGTGCTGATTATGGACAGCACGAATAGTATCTTCTAAACTAAGAGGTTTATTATTTCTCATACATTTATTTATGCGTTTTTTTCGGATTTGTTTTGTTTTATAAATAGTTTCATGGCATACTCATTTTTCCCAAACGATTTTTACAGTCACCCAAATTTACAAGAAAACGCAACTATGAATTACCTAACACAACATTATAAAAATTTATCGGAACAACTTCAAGCAAAAGTTAATGATCTAAATCAATTACTTGAAAAAGTAAGAACAACTGAAAAGGTAAGATTTCATGGTGCAGAAAGAGATGAAGGAGAATATCATCCTACTCTTCAAGGTACTTTGACAGGAAAGGGTGCAAAAGGAAGAAGACAAGTCGATGTTGAACCTGGCAGAGCTATTGTCGGAGTATCCAAAGAAACTGAAATTCAGGATGCACACGAACTTGCGGATGATGACGCAGATAAAAATAACATTTATAGGACTGGTAGACCACTTAAGGTTAACAAGAGCGAGATCAGAAGAGTAGTTGAAACAGCTGATCTTGGTGTAAGAGATACACAAGACGTTCTACTGCACCTTAACATTGTTAAAAATTTATCGGAACAACTTCGAGCAAAAGTTAATCGTCTACAAAACTTAATTTCAGAAGCACAAAAAGAAACTGAAGATGTAATTATTGATGATGCAGAAAGAGATGAAGGAGAATATCATCCTACTCTTCAAGGTCGTCTTGCAAAAGGAAAAGGTTCAAAACGTGGAAGACAAGTAAATATTGAACCCGGCAGAGCTATTGTCGGAGTATCCAAAGAAACTGAAATTGGTGATGCACACGAACTTGCGGATGATGACGCAGATAAAAATAACATTTATAAGACCGGGAAAGCACTTAAGGTTAACAAGAGCGAGATCAGAAGAGTATAATAAAACAGAAATAATATTATGAAACGATTTAAAGAATATATTCTGGAACAAGAAGAAACTCATGTCATTAATCAAGTTATTAATGATTCAGAAAAAATTCAAAAATCTAATGTTAAAAAGAGTAAAAAGGCAGAACAGGACGATAGAGTAACAGATAGTGTAATAAAGGGAATTGGAGCTCAAGCAGTTGCGATTCCTGCTGCCTTAACAGCCCCGGCAGTAATGACAAAGACATTGGGTGCTGGTCTTTTAGGTGCTGCCGGTTATGGTGCAGGAAAAGTACTACAAGCTGGTATTGATCATTATGATCCAGAACAAAAAATTTATGGAAAAATTGGTTCAGTACTTACAGGTGGTCCAGAACAAGTTGAACGTCGAGGAGCACCTGCAACTCAAGCAGAATATGCTCAAGCAGCTAAAACAGCCGCTGCGGCAAGAAAAGCACGATATGGTTCAGAACCGTATCAAGCACGATCCGGCTCAGACGATTAATTTTTAAAGGCTCTCACAGCCACTCACAATACAAAAGGGGTTCTGACTCAGATAATGAATCAGAACCCCTTATAACCAATCGTAGGGCTATATAGAGCCCTTTCAGTTACTTGGCAGGAGCAACTAAGGGAGCCTCTTTAGGATAACCAGGATGACCCTTGGATTCCGAGACCTTAAAGATAATCAGAGCAGCAACGACTACTCCGAGAACAACCCAACCCATAAGTGGCACACTCTTAACAAACTTTTTAATTTTTACTAGCATAGTATCTCCTTGAAGTTATTTATCTTGCATTTAACCAAGTATATGTTATGATGAACTACCATGTGTCAAAGTTTATTCCCAGAAGATGATGTTACACCAAGCGTCAAAACAAGTAAACCAAGTAAACCAAAAAAGTTAAATTTGGTTCAAAGGGCCTATGATGCCATACAGGCTGCTTCCTGTTGCTTTGATTGTGGATGGAAAACGATAACAAAATTATTGGAATTTCATCATACAGTAGTAGGAACTGAAAAACACAAGACATACCGTAGAGGAAAAACTAAAAGTCCTCGCAAAGCCAAGAATCTCACAGAAATGTACGCAGAACTTAAAAAGGGCGTATTCCTGTGCAGAAACTGCCATGGTGCGAGGCATTTTAATAAGGTCACCGGTCAGATGGAGTGGTTTAACAACGATCTCAGATAAACTTTTAGAGCCTTTGTTGCCCCAAAAAATTTTTAAGGCATATGGTGTTTTTGAGGTATTTGAGTGTGTACCCCCTGCAAAAATTTTAAGGCATATGAGGTTTTTGAAGATATTTGAGAAAATTTGAGTCCTATCTAGCCGAACCCATGTCCGGTAATAATAAAGTACCCAAATTCACTGTTTGGACACTGCGAAATTCACTAAATTAATTTAATTAATAAATGACAGAGCACCCTTGCGGGTGCTCTGTGTGCCCTTACCCTCCCTCGAGGGTTATCCGTGGTTCAGGTAGCGAGTGTATGAATCGTCGTCCATCGCCTCGCCCGTTCCACTGTAGAATCGGTCATCGTCCCCTTCGCGGGGTTCCTCGGCACTAGTGCCTTGCGCGTCCACGTGTTCCTTCAAGTCCGCATCGCGATCTGCGGCTTCGGTGCATCCGGGGCACAGCCCGTCTACGTATTGATCCATGCTCGTGCAGGTGCAGGGGAGGTCTGAGTGATTGACGGTGGTGGTGTTCTTTGCCATGGGCGTATTGTACTCGATCTTGTTGTGACTGCAGCGCAGGGGGTGAAGTTTATTTGTTGCAGCGCAGGGTTTCGCAGAATGCATCGTTCTCTGCCAAGTTCGCAGCGAGTTGGTCGAGTTCCTGCGGGGTCATCGCGGCAAACTTCAACGCGGCCACTTCGGCCTCCAATTTCAAGATGCGTCTCGCCATCCAATTGATCGAATCTTGGTCACGTTGAAACGGTGTACGCTGTGGAATATTCTTGGTGTTCATGTCGGTATTGTACGATACTTTGTTGTGACTGCAGGCATGCTCCACCAACAATTTCTCTAAATTTATTTGTGCTCCCCATATGCAGTCACAACAAAGTATCGTACAATACACTCGTGCTACAGAACACCACCTCCACCCGTCCGATCCACTTCCACCTCCAAGCATCGACCACGAATCCGATTCCTGCAATGCCTGCCGCGATTCTGCTCGATGTTCCTACTAACGTCATCGAACGCTCCGCGTTCATGTACAGCGTTCTTGATTCCGGTTGGGTTCGTGTTGCGTACCGTAAGATCTGCGGCACCTGCACGGTTCGCCTCTGCACTCGTAACCCTACGCTTGTTGCCAAGTTCGGTTCAAAGTACGATGTCACGGCTATCAAGAATTCCGAGTACGATTCGGATGCAGTCAATACCGTTGTGTACTTCGACCATGCGGCAGGTGCGCTCCGGTGCTTCCGCGTCAAGAACGTGGACGGGGCAGGGATCGATGCCGTGAGTATCGAGAACAACCACTAACCCGGACGGGGGGGAGAATTTAAATATTCTCTCCCCCTCCATGGCTGCAGTCACGACAAGATCGCGTACAATACAAACATACCTACCCCACCCGAAGCACCGCCCCCTACCCCTTAGACGGGTCGAATGACATTGGGCACGCAGAGGTGGGGTAGGTTTATTGATCTACTATCAGTAGGGCTGTACTGAT